TAGAAGATACTTCTACATAAAATTCTATATGATTATTTGTAGTGTCTATTAAGACTTTGTTGTTTGGAGAAGTTTCTCCTGCATCACCAATTAAACCTATAACTGGTCCAGAAGCTGCTGTGCCATCGTGTGAGTGTCCTGTAGAATTGTGAAATGCATTAACTAACTGGTTATATTCATTATTGAATAACGCAGCAGTAATTGTATCTCCATCTGCAAAAGAACTTTGTCTTGTATATCCTGCCATTATTTATTCTCCAATTTATTTTCTAATTCTTCTATTTTTGTAGATAGTTCTTTTACTGCGTTTATTAATACTGGTACAAATTTTTCATATGTTAATCCATAATTACCATCTGCATTTTTATCAGTAAGTATAGATGTCTTATCTTCTACTTTATAACCATATTCTCTTTCAAGTTTTTCAACATCTTGTGCTAATAAACCACCACATAATTTTTCTTTTTTATGTGTTCCATTAGGATTACCATCTTCATAATCAGACCTCATATCCCATTTATAGGTAACAGGCTCTAGTTTATTAACTAAGTCTAATCCCATTGTTAGTGGTTCAATATCTGTTTTATCCCTTTTGTCTGAAGTTACTGTCCAAGCTATTTTAATATAAGCATTTGTACTACTGTTATTACCTATAACAATATTATTGCTTTGTGTTGTAATACTTCCACTAGGACTAGGTCCATCTCCTGCTCTGTACCCTAAAAATACATTATCACTACCTGATGTTACATCTCTTCCAGATTGTAAACCTAAAGCTGAATTATATAATGCTGTAGTCTGTGCAACGCATGAGTGATAACCAATAGCAGTATTTTGTTGTCCAGTTGTATTATTCCCCATAGCACCTACGCCCATTGCAGTATTATAAGGTCCAGTACTGGTTGTCAAAGCATCTGCTCCAACAGCAGTACTGTATGAAGATGTTGTATTTGCGTCTAAAGCAGCTCTACCGACTGCTGTATTTTGAGAACCTGTAGTATTAAGAAGTAAAGCACTATTTCCAATCGCTACGCAATCACTACCTGTTGTGTGATTAGCCATTGCATTAAATCCAACAGCTACATTTTCGTTACCTGTAGTACAAGCCTTTAGTGTATTTGAACCTATAGCTACAGTATCATAACCAGTTGTGCTAGTTTCCATTGCTTTGTAGCCTATAGCTACTACCCCTGTTGTTGTCAAAGATGTTGCAGCACTATAACCAACAGCAACATTTGTACCTTGCGTAGTTACTGCATCTAATGCACCTGCTCCGATTGCAACACTTTCGGAACCTGTAGTAGCTGATGCAAGAGCATTGAACCCAAGTGCTACATTATTATCACCTGTTGTTAAAGATGTAAAAACATCTACACCTAAACCTGTATTATAATTAGCTGCATCAATAGTTCCTGTAGTAGTATCGCCAATCATTATTGATGAAGTACCAAATGTTTTAAATGTTGGACCTCCAGCTACTTCTTCCCAAGCTGCATTACCACTTCCGTCTGCTGTAAGTACATATCCATCTGTTGCATTGCCAGAAGCTAATGCTGATGAAAATACATTAAATGTTGCTTTTGTTATTGCCATTTGTTTTTATCTCCTGCCTGAAGGTATGTAATCTACATAAAAACCATTTATTGTATATGGGGCTTTTGTGTCATCACTTATAATTGTAAAATTGTTACTTGTTCCACTTCCTTGTAATGGAACTCTTATTAAAGGATTATCTCCTCCACCGAATACATTTGTATTAAACAATGCATCTGCAAACTTTGAAGGTGGATTTATAACTCCTATATCAAATAAGTCTGGTGGTTGTGGTATATCTGTATTACCATAATCAAATCTTACTTGTATGTCTGGTTCAACAATACCTTCTGAACTTGCTGATACTCTGACATAGTGTAAAGTCTTTAATGTTCCTAAATCACCATAATCATAGTTAGGTGTTTCAAACCTAGCTAATATATTACTGCCATCAAAACTATTTCCTGTATCATGTTGATAAACAAAACCATTTGTATCTCCATGATAATATTGTTCTACATTATTATTATCAAATCCAGAACCTATAGCAGTAACTTCTAAACTTCTTGTCTCTGACCATTGAAATCCGTTTGGTCTTAATGTTCCTATAATTCCTTTTTGTTGTGTTTCTTCTAAACTTGTATCTGTATAAAATAATCTGTATTGTGATTTATCTCTTAATACAACACTACTTATAACAAATGAATTGATGTTTTCTGCTAAAGCTGTTACTAAAGGTTGTATAGCTTTACTAACTGTACCTAACTCAACATCTCCAATCCTTGCAGTACCAGCAACTGTTCTTAGTCCATCTGGTGCTAAGAATATTAAGTCACCACCAATCTCTTGAATACTATAGCCACTTAAACAACCTACATTCTTTGTTACCGGTACAATAGCTATATTGCTTGAATCATTTATATTTATTAATTTAAATATACTATTTGTACAGAATATAAATAATTCATTACGGAATCCTCTGATTCCTTCTATCTGGTCTTCTAAGACTATTGAGCCTGAACCAGTACCACTAAAGCTTGTAGGGTCTAATGTAGAACTAAAAAATATAGTACTTAAATTATCTTCTACTCCACCAACTACTAAATGCTTATCATGAGTTGTAACATATTTAACACCTTTAGTTCCTGTTACAGTTATTTCTTCTGCAAAGAATGTTCTAGATGTTAATGCTCCAGTACCTTCCATTCTAAATATGTAAGGCTTGTTAGTACCATCTGCTATGATAACTTGACCATAATCAAATGTAGCACCATCAAACAATGTAAACTGACATTGACCTTGAGAAGTTCTTGTTAGTGTACTTCTACCTGTAAAGGCTGTGTAGTTATCTCCACTACCTGATACAGAATCTCTTCCAATATTTAACCAAGTCTGTCCATCGTTACTAAAAAATATACCAGTACCTGCAGTAACTATAACACCATCAGCATAAGTAAAGACACCTAATATGTTTGTTACTCCAGAAGGTTTAGTAGCATTTGTAGTACCAAACTTCTGATAACCATTAATTCTTCTATAGCCACCCTCTGTAGAAACTTCAAAGTTTCTTAAGTCTTTTGCAACTCCGGGAGTCTTAAGCAAATCTATAACATTAGATGAGCTTACTAAACCTCCGTTTACTGCGACTGTATAGGGTTGACTACTAGCCATTTATATTAGCTATTGTCAGTTATATATGTCTTACCAGTTGTAACTGCAGTAGTATAAGATGTTTTACTATCTGAACTACCTTTAACATCTGGAGTGTCATCATCACTATTAACAGGTGCATATTCTAAAATAATTTCTAAGTGGTCTACATTTCTTTGAACCATGTCATTTATTTCAGCTTGTGTCATGCCTTCAACATACCAACTTCCAGCCTTAACCCCATCAATAAGGTTTACGCTATCTGTTGCTGCTGTTAAGACTTCGCTTACTGTTTGTGCCATATTATTCTCCTTTTAAAGTTTTTATTTCGGCTTTTAATTCATCTACTTGCGTAGACAGTTCTTGGACTGCTTTAACCATGACAGACATAATAGCTGATGGTGCAACTCTTTGCCTTCCATCTACTTCATCTTCTTGCCACATATCAAAACCATCTTTTAAATTATGATTATCAATCACTTCTTTAACTTCTTGAGCTATAAAACCATGATTGTATTTACCATTCATAGTTCTTTCTTCAGAGCCTTCTTTATAGGCTTTCATATCTGAAGGTATATCTTTTTCTTTTTTCCATTGGAAAGTAACTGGTCTTAAATCGTTTATAAAATCTAAACCTACTTCTTCATCTTGTATATCTTCTTTCAATCTGATATCTGAAGGAGCTGTAATTGATGTAGCACCAAAGGCTATGTTTGAATCTGTTCCTGAATTTCCAAATGTAAAGTTATTATCACCTGAACCTGTTACAAGATAACCTAATACAATTTGATTATTTCCACCACCAGCAGATAATTGAGATTGTCTGCCTACAACTACATTATTAACTCCTGTAGACATTGAACTGCCACCATACCAACCTATACCAACATTTCCACTACCTGTAGTTCCTCCACCAGCAACCACACCTATAGAAACATTTTTTTGACCAGTTGTAACAGCATAACCAGCAGATTGTCCAAATGCTACATTAGACTCACCAGTCGTACAACCTTTTAAAGCACCTTGACCAAATGCAGAATTTCCTCCACCTGTAGTAGTATCTTCCATAGCTTCAAGTCCAACTACTGTGTTGCCATTTGCTGTTGTATTAGATATTAAAGCTCTATGACCTACAGCAGTATTAGAATGACCAGTTGTATTAGCTCCTAAAGAATCATAACCAACTGCGACATTACTATTTGCTGTAGTGTTAGCATCTAAAGCATTTCCTCCTATAGCAATATTAGCATCACCTGTAGTATTTGATGATAAAGTATTATCACCTACAGCCGTATTAAAAAAACCTTCGGTGTTTGCTGCCATAGAGTTATGACCTATAGAAACATTTGAATAACCTGTGGTGTTTGCTAACATAGCTTGTTGACCAACTGCGACATTTAGATAACCAGTTGTGTTTGCTTTCATGGATTCCCAACCAACTGCTGTGTTGTTATACCCTGTGGTGTTTGTATACATAGCAGACATTCCTATTGCTACTTGTTGAGAACCTGTTGTATTTGATATTAAAGCATCTTTACCAACTGCTACATCACCTGTACCTGTAGTGTTTGCACTTAAAGCACTATCACCTATTGCTGTGTTATTGTCTGCTGTAGTATTAGCATCTAATGCTACACGACCTACAGCGACATTTGTAGAACCTGTTGTATTCACCAATAAAGCTTTATGACCAATCGCAACATTATTAGCACCTGTAGTGTTTGCTTTTAAAGTTTCGTTACCTATTGCAGTATTATTTTGACCTGAAGTTGTTGCTGTTAAAGCTGAAAAACCTACTGCTGTATTTTTATCTGCTGAGGTTAAAGCTGCAAAAACATCTACACCTAAACCTGTATTATAATCAGCAGCATCTATTGTACCAGTTGAATCATCACCAACCATAATTGATGAAGTACCAAAAGTTTTAAATGTTGCCCCACCACTTACAGTTGAAAATGATAATGTACCTGAACCATTTGTAGTAAGAACTTGCCCATTACTGCCATCAGAAACATTAAGTTGTGTTATTCCTACAGCATTATTTGCTATTAATTCACTTGGTATTTGTGTTGCCATCTATATCTCCTAAAAATATGTCCTATCATCTGTCATGTATTTTGGTGTTGGGTTCATTAGATTTGATTTCATACTTCTCATTCCTTTCTTATAATCATCTAATGCAAACGCTGCTTGTTGTGGACTTTCTTTAAACTGCCATACATAATATCTAGTCCTTGCAGTTACTACATTACTATATTGTTCTGGTAATGCCATTGTATCTCCATGAGCATCCAAAGCTGTAGGCTTGGTAAATGCATAGAAATGTATATTGTAAACTTTGTCAGGTATTGGACTTAATCCAAACTTCCTACTATCTGGAGATTTAATTACATACACAGGTTCTCCGTGTGTTGAGTTAGCATCATCTGCATTTTCACTATCCCTATAATATCTTCTCCAATCTGCAAGTGTTAAAAATTTTAATCCTTTAGAAACAAAAGGACTTGATTCTCCACTTACATTTATTGTTGTTATATAAAAATCATCCCAGTCTATTGAAGCAAAGTCTGTGGTAATACTAGAACTGCCATCCTTTAAAGTATAAAATCGTTGTCCTTCTACAGTTGCTACTGTTACATTACCATAGAAAGGGTCTGTACTACCACTTACACCTGCACTAAAAAAAGGTAACTGAGGTTCTGCATTAGCTATATCAAATATAGATTTATTAACTGCATCCTTTACAAACTTTTGAAAACCTATTGCAGTTGCAAAGTTTGCTGATGTTAAAGGAATTTCATTTAGTTCTCTAAGAACTTCATTAGTTAAATCTAGATATGTTGTAGCCATTATTTTTTATGTTGTTTTTGTATTGCAAAGTTTGCTGTTAAACTAGCACCTGTGTGCTTGACAAACTTTCCTGTGTGTTTCATTAATTTAAAACCACCTTTGGGTTGTTTCATCCAATGATAGCCTTTTGGTGCTTTAACTTTCATAGTTACTTAGGCATACATTTTGGCATTTCGCCATGGCTGTAAGAAGGTTGAGAACCTGCTTTACCACCTTTGTTGTACATCATTCTGCCCATATTAGCTTTTTTTCTTGGCTTTTCAACCATTTCACCTTTCATTTTATTTTGTCTTTTCATATTACCATACATATTTTTTTTCCTTAAAATAAAGTGGAGGAGTCCTAAGACTCCCCCGAATTGATATTAGTCAATACCATAGAATGCACTTACTAAAGCTTCATCTCTAAGTACTTTCGCACCATAGACATGTAAGCCTCTAACTATATCACCAAACGATGTTGGGTCTCTTAACACTTCTGTTGAGAGAATAGTATTAGCAGTTGCAGTAGAGGACATATGACCAGCCATACATTTACCAGCAGCATTAGATGTTGCAGCAATGTTGTTTGACTTGTACATATCAAAACCTCTTAGTTTACCACTTGAAACTAATCCGTTTCTAATTGAGCCTTGACCTGCGTTGAAGTCTACAGACATTAATTTAGAAGCTGATTGACCTAAAACCTCGTAGAAGTCAGGACTTGCAACGAACCATCTACCTTCTTCAGGTACATTTTGTTCATCTAAAAGTCTTGCCATTCTAGCCATAAGGTCTAGAGGGTCTGTTTCACCAGATGGACCGATATCAGCAGCACCAGAGCCATCAAAGACTCCTACTCCTAAATCAGTTGCACTATCAGCACCTAAAATGTGATTAGGTGATGAAGCTGAACATCCAGCAAACATAGTAGCTAACACAGCAGCATCATATGAATCTTTTAATGCATATGCAGCAGAGCTTGAAGCAATCTCTTTAAAGTTGACATGTGACATGTTAGTTTCAATATCATCTACGATGAATTTGAAAGCTTTAGCACTATCAACAACTAAAGTGATTTCAGCATCTGTTAGCAATGTTTCAGTTGTATCTGCATTTCTTGTATAATTAGATACAGAAATTACAGGTTCTTTGATAATTTTTACAGAGTCTCCGAATGAAGAAATTTCACCAGCATAATCTGTGTTGGTGATAGCTTCTACTACCGAGGCTTTTCTGAAAAAGTTTAAAACCTTTTTAGAGTAAACCGAAGGTAAGAAGAAACTATTTCCTTGTCCAGTACCACCTGCATCAAAGTTACTCGTTGCTGACCCATCAGAGCCAGTTTGAAAAAATTGAGCCATTTTACTTTCCTTTTTTAGTTATAGTTTATTTTATGATTCTGCCTTCTTGCATAGCATCTGATATTTCCTTTTCGTATTTATCAAATTCTGCCATACTCAACGCAGCAATCTCCCTTTCTGACCATACTTTCTCCTGCTTTGGTTCAACTGTTGTTGTTTTAGTTGAGACCATATCTGCAGCAGATTTTCTAGTCGGTTTAGAAGATGACTTAGTCTTTGTAGGTTCTATACCAAAATCTTTCTTAAATAAATCTAAAGCACGAGAAGCTAAATCGGCATCATCAGCATTTGAGTATATCCAGTTTTGAATAGACTCAGGCTGTTCTTTTGCCCAAGTATGAAAATCATCGCTGTTTCTAATATCTTCAAAATCAGGATGTCTTTCATTTAACCTTTTTTCTGCATCTTGTCGTACTAACTGATTCTCGCGTTCTTGGAGTTTACTAAGGCGTTCTTCTAGAACTTTTGCTTTAGTCTCAGATTGCATATGAGCAACAGTTTCTACAACTTCATACACATCAGGATAGTTATTTTTAAACTCTTCTAGTTCTTCTTCAGATTTTGGAGCTTTATATTCGGTTCTATTTTTAGTAGCTTCCTCTATTAACTCTTGTTCTCTAGTTTTAAACTCATTAAGTTTACTATCATAATGTTTTTTTAAATCATCATATCTTTTTTTGTAGTCTGGTCTTTTATAAGGTCTATCCTTAGTAGTTTCCAGTTCTTCAGTATTAACACTTCCTTCAGCTTCCACTTCAGTTATGTCATCTGATTTGAATAACTTATTCTTTTCAGAAGGTTCTTCAAAATACATATTATCTGATGATAAAAAAGGTTTATCTTCTCCTTT